GACGATTTTTTTCATGAGATCCCCTGAAAAAAATGCCCGCACGCGGCGGGCATGAATGCCTGTTGTGAAGCTGCGCGCTATCGCGCGGTCAGCGTGACGCCGTCCATGTTCTTGGCGTAGAACCGGAGGTTCCGATACCAGACACGCGACTGTCCGCCCAGGAACAGCCCGAGGGTTTTCATGCCTATGGGCAGGCAGTTGCGTGCGGCCGAGCCGGTCAGCAGCCCATTGATGCGAAACGCTGCGCCGGTCCCGTCGAACTGAAGGGCCGTCTTGAACGGCACGCCGTTGAAGAGGTCGGTCCTGTTTGCGATCAGGGTCGAGAGCGCGGTTTCCCCCGCAACGCCCACCACGGCCTGGATGCGCGCATCGTTGGAGCCCGACCCCAGATAGATCCCCGCCCGGTTGTTGTTGCCGCCGTCGTTCATGACGGCCAGAGAGATCGTGCCCGTAATGGTGTGATCCGCTTGGACAGCAGCCTCGACCAACAACGTTCCGCCCACATCGTCCCGATACCACTCCATCGTGAACGATGGCAGCTCCAGTGCTCTGGTGCCCGCGGTGGCGACAGTCGGGACCAGCGAGGTGACGAAGGGCCGCATTTCGCCCTGGCCTCCCCATACCGCCATCGGCGGCATGCTGGTAATCGATCCTGTAGTGAATCCGTAGTAGAAAACGGCCGAATCCCCGACAGCGAACGTGGCAGACGCCGTACCAGAGATCCGCCACCACCCTCCAGGAAGCCGCTCAGCACGCCATACGCCGGCCCCTCCCCCGTTGACGATGGTTCCATTACCCGGGTCGAACGTGGCCTGGCTGACGTTCGTGGCGGTTGTCCCGTTGCGGATCAGGAAAGGTCTGGGCTGCGTGTTGCCCAGCGGATTCACAAATACGCTGAATGTGACTTTCCCGGCCTGGGTCACAGACCACGACCGCATCGATGGACCGCTCGAAGAGCCCGAGAACACCACCGCTTCCTTCTTCCCATTGGGTGCGAGGAACCCGCCTGTGCGGGTGGCGCTCGCAAAGACCCAGGCCGTATTCAGGAAATCATTCGAGTAGCTGAAAACGTTCGACGTGCCGACCTCGCACAACAGGCCCAGTGGCCGCCGCGTGAGCGGGTCATATTCGATCCTGGGCTGGTTATCCGCCGCCACCTTGTAAACGCCATCGGCGTCCCAGTACATGGCCGACGACGCCCGCGACAGCGTAAGCCCGGCCGGAACTCCGGAGAGAAAATCCGCCGCGAACACCTCATCGCGGAATCGGCCCAGCGTAGAAATTGGTCCCAGTAGGCTCATGCTGCGTTCACCTCGTTTGCTATCCAATCGAACGCGCCATAGGACGCGACCTGCACCTTGTCGCCGGCAGCGAGCACGATGGGCTGCACCAGCCGCACCGACCCACCCTCACGCACGTCGTCGCCCGGCACCAGCACCGTCGTCACGCCGCCCTTGGTCATGCGGATCATGGCCGTGCCAATGCCTGCGGACTTGTTCGCACCGATGATCGAGGACACCTCGCCAGCAACGGTCACCAGGTCGGTCCACGTGCCGCTGCTGGTAGAGACAGCACGGGTCACGTATTTCGTGTTGGGGACCAAGGCGCCGGAGGCGGCCCAGCCAACGGAGGCGATTGAAGCGGCCTGTAGTTTTTCGCCCGCCGCGACGACAAGCCAGGGAATCCGCAGGCGGTACGCCTGACCGGCGGGCAACGTGTCGCCGGGCACGATGAGGAACGGCGCATTGCCGGCCTTCAGCAGCCGCACAGCGATCTTCGTGTCGACCGTGCCGGTGTTGGTGCCGACCAGCACCGCCACGACCTCACCGCCCGGGCTGATATCGGTCCACGCATCGCCGTTCGTCGTGACCGCGCGCGAGGTTTTGGAAATTGGCATAAGGCCCTCTTAAAAGAAAAAGGCCCGCTAAGCGGGCCTCATGAAGGGAAGATCAATTAGGTGGGCCACGAAATTGCGTCTATTTCGAGCACGGTCTGAGCATCTTCGATTTCGTGTTCCAGGCGCTGGCGGACCCCGACGAGTACCTGAGAAGCGCTCATAAATTGGAGCACCTTGTTAAGCGTTCGCTGACGCATGTCAAGCACATCGATCCCCCGCTCAGCCGCCAACCCATCGAGATAGGGTGTGGGCGCCGAGGAGTTCGCTTGCCACGCAAGCGCCTCCGACTGCTGGATGCCCCATGTCAGCGTTTCCTCAGCTGGGTAACCCGCCGTCAACTCGGACGCGGCATCGCGAAATGCCTGGTTGATTTGCCGCAGCTTCTCCGCGCGCGCTTGGGCCAAGGAACGCAGGTCGACCCAATCCAGCAAGGCGGTCGACCACTGGCAGCCGCCTTTCCCTGGCCCTGCCCGCAGCCGCGCAGAGGCCTCTTCGGAGTACGGAGTGAGAACCCCCTCCAAGACATAATGGGTTGTTCGATCCGCGCCTTCAGGAAGTTCAATCCAATTCTCTGGAACTGGATCAAGAGCATCGTGGGTTGTTTGCACACCCAGGATCGCTCCATCCCCGCCAACCCTGCCGTAGAAATGTTGAGTCATCGCTTGCAACCCAGCCCAAGAAGAGCGCGATTTTTGAAGTAGATCAAATTGTCCTGCGGCCTTGTCCAGATCTCGATCGTCACGACGTCCGCGTTCACGCTCCAGAGCCGGTAGATGGCAAAGCGCTCCCAGGTCTTGAAGTTATCGAATTGGCCATCCGGTGTTGGACGAAGAGTCAGCGTCTCCCAGGTAGTGCCATTAACTCGAATATCGACCCAAGCCCTGCCAGACCCGGGGTCCAAGGAATAGTCGCTTTCAAACTGGATCCAGAGTGGGACGCCGCTTACTCCGGTGAGAGTAATGCCCGCCACCCAGCGCATCTGGTCTTCGTAGTAGTCCTGCTCGGCGGTATCAACAAATGCAGCCGGGAAGGTGACTGCGCGGTCTTTGATCTTTAGCGTGCTGACCGACAGATCCACGATGTGGGCCTCTTGGACGGCCGCATACCCGATGTTGATCGACTGGACCGAGCCGACGCCCATATGGAACGTCTTGATCGCGCCGTTCTCGACCGCAAGCTCGCCGACGGACGCCTCCCCCATCATTGCTTTGGTGATCCGGGCCTCGCCCATCAGCGCCATGTTGATCAGCGTTTGGCCGTTCTCGATCACAAACGGCGTCGTTACGACTCCGTTGACCAAGTTCAGAAATGCGAACCGATCAGCCAGCGCGTAAACCTGCGTCTGCATGCCTTCCGGCGTGTTCTCCACGCCTGCGCCGATGCCGGCCTGGTAGTACTTGCCGTCGACCGTCACGCCGACCTTGACCGCATACATGGCGGCGAGCTTGCCGTCGGTGTCGGCCTGCGCCTGCTGCACGACCTGCACAGCTGCATTCGCCGCGTTGGCAGTTGCCTGCACGCCATCCACGCGCGTGCCCAGCGCGCCGTCCGCATTGGCGCGAGCGGTGGATTCGCTCTGTAGCTCCGCTTTCGTCGCGGCGTTGTTCGCCACCGCCGAGACCGTCTGGAGCTGCGTAGATAGCGCGGCATCCGCGTTCTGCCGCGTGGTCTGCTCGGTCGCAAGTCCCGCCTCCAGCGTACCTGCGCGCGTCGAAAGAGACGTAATGCTGGTTGCTTGATCAGCCCTGGCCTGGTCCAGCCGAACAATCTCGGAGGCCGCGCCATCAGCTTGAACCCCCAGCCGTGCGATCTGGGTTACCTGCGTGGCGATCACCTCGCGGGTCTCAGACCACATGCCCTCGTTCTCGCCGTCCATTGCCTCCATCAGGAAGCGCGCAAACGCCGCGTCCTCGCTGGCCTGCTCCAGGCCGGTGATCTTCGTTGCACTGGTGGCGGCGCTGGCCTCTACCGTGGTCAGCCGGCTGGCTTGGGACGCCGTGGTGTTCTCCACGGTCGTCAGCCGCGTACCGTAGCCATCGACGGTCGTGGACAGGCTGCTGATCTGCGCGGCATGCGTTGCATCGGTCTGCTGCAATGCCTGGATCTGGCTGGCCTGCGTGCCGGAGGTGGTCTCCAACGTCGTCAGCCGCTGCGCCTGGGCCGCGCTCGCGGTTTCAAGGGTCGCGATCTTGCTCGCGCTGGTGGCGGCCGACGCCTCGACAGTCGTCAGGCGGCCGGCGTGGGACTCGGATGCCGTCTCCAGCGGGCCGACGCGCGTGGTCAGCCCGGTTGTCGAAGCCTCAACCGTGTTGAGCCGGGTCGCATGCGACGCCGTTGTGGTCTCGACGGTTTGCACGCGCGTCGTCAGGGCACCGGTGCTGGTCTCCACCTGACCGATCCGCGTCGCCTGGTCCGCCGCGACTTGGCGAATGTCGAGGATCTCGGAGGCCTGGCCGGCCGCCTGGACGCGGAGGCGATCCGTGGCTATCGCCAGGTCCGCCTGGACCTGACGCAGCTCCGTGAACGAGCCTTCGTTGTCGCCTGCGGCCGCTTCGAGGGTCAGCAGGCGCAGCGCATAAAGATCATTCGCCTCCTCCAGGGTCCCCACGCGCGTCGTCAGGGTGGCCGTAGATGCCTCGACCGTCTGGAGACGGGTCGCGTGGCTGGCCGCCGTGGTTTCCAGCGTGCTGACGCGGCCCGACAGTTGACCGGATGTGGTTTCCAGGGTGGACAGGCGCGACGCATGGCTGGCCGTCGTCGTCTCCACGGTCTGAAGGCGCGAGCGCGTGTCGACCGAGGTGGTCTCCAGCGTGCCGATACGGGTGCCCTGACTGGCGGTCGTCGTTTCGACCGTATCCAGGCGCGTGCCGTACCCGTTGACCGTCGTCGTGAGGCTGGACAGGCTGGATGCCTGGTCAGCCGTGGTCTGCTGCAAGGCCTGAATCTGGCTGGCCTGGGTCCCCGAGGAGGTCTCCAGCGTGGACAGGCGCGACGCCTGCGAAGCGCTGGCGGTTTCCAGGATCGCGATCTTGCTCGCACTGGTGGCCGCCGAGGTTTCGACAGTCGCGAGCCGCGACGCATGGGACGTCGTCGTATTCTCGACCGTCTGGACGCGGGTGGTCAGCGCGGCCGCGTTGGTCTCCACCGTGCCAATCCGAGTCGCCTGATCCGCCGCCACCTGGCGGACATCGACGATCTCCGACGCCAGTTGCCCATCGGTGACGCGCAGCCGATCCACGGCCAGAACCAAATCAGCACCGGCCTGCCGCAGCTCGGTGATGGCACCCTCGTTCTCGCCGGCAGATGCCTCCAGCGTCAGCAAGCGCAGCGCCAGCGTGTCGTTCGCCTGCTCCAGCAGTGCCACGCGCGTCGCGCTGTCCGCTGCCAACGCTTCCACCACCTGAAGACGGCTTGCATGGCCGGCGGTCGTGGTTTCGACAGCAGACACCCGCCCGACGAGCTGCCCGCTGGTCGTCTCCAGCGTGGAAATCCGGGTCGCCTGGGCGGCCTGCGCCTGCGTCAGCAGGCTGATCGCGCTGGCCGAGTCGCCGGCCGAGGCCTCCACCGAATCCAGGCGCAGCGCCATCGCGGCGTCCGCCTGTTCGAGTTGCGTGACCTTGGTGGCGCTATTTGCCGCTGAAGCCTCGACCGTCGTCAGGCGGGAAGCGTGCCCCGCCGCGGTGGTCTCCAGCGTGCTGACGCGGCCCGCCAGTTGCCCGGCGCTCGTCTCCAGGGTATCCAGCCGGGAGGCCTGGGCGGCGGTCGTCGTCTCCAGGGTAGACAGGCGCGAGCCCTGGCCATCGACAGTCGTTTCGAGGCCAGACAGCGCCGTCGCCTGATCGCTGGTCGTCTGTTGCAGGACCTGAATCTGGCTGGTGTGGGTTCCTGAGGTGGTCTCCAGCGTCGCCAGGCGGCTCGCCTGGGCCGCGCTGGCCGTCTCCAGAGTCGCTACCTTGCTCGCGCTGGTCGCGGCCGACGCTTCCACCGTCGCCAGCCTGGTGGCGTGCGTCGCGGCGGTGTTCTCGACCGTCTGCACACGCGTCGTCAGGGCGGCCGCATTGGTCTCGACCGTCCCTATGCGGGTCGCCTGATCGGCGGCCACCTGCCGGATGTCCACGATCTGGGACGAGAGCTGGTCCGATGCCACGCGCAGCGTATCGACCGCGCGCGCCTGGTCGGCCTGTACTTCCCGCAGTTCCGAGATGGAACCCTCGTTGTCGCCCGCCGCGGCTTCCAAGGTCAGCAGACGCAGCGCGTACTGATCGTTCGCCTCCTCCAGCGTTACCACGCGCGAGGTCAGCGTCGACGTGGAGGCCTCGACGGCTTGGAGCCGGGTCGCGTGGCCCGCGACAGTCGATTCCAGCGTACTGACGCGGCCCAGGGCGTCGCCTGCCTGCGTCTCCACCATCGCCAGACGGCTGGCGTGGTCTGCGGTGGTCAGTTCGACGACCTGAAGGCGCGAGCCCTGATCGGCCGTGGTTGCCTCCAGCGTGCTGATGCGCGACGCCTGGCTGACCGAGGCAGTCTCCACGACCGAAATCCGGCTGCCATGATCGGCCGCCGTCGCCTCCAGCATCGTGATCGCCGTCGCCTGGTCGGCGCTGGCCTGCGTCAGGCCCGACACGCGGCCATCGAGGTCCGTCGTCTGGAACTCGACCGATTCGAGGCGGGACGCCTGGTCGGCGCTCGCGATCTGGAGTGTGGCGACCTTCGTCGCGCTGTCGGCTGCACTCGCCTCGACAGAGGTCAGCCGGCTCGCATGAGCCGCCGTCGTACTCTCGACCGTCTGGACGCGCGTCGTCAGCGCGGCGGCGGCCGTTTCGACCGTTCCGATTCGCGTGGCCTGGTCGGCCGCAACTTGCCGGATGTCCAGGATCTGCGACGCCTGTTCGCCAGCCTGCACACGCAACCGGTCCGTGGCGACAGCTTGGTCGGCTTGAAGCTGCCGAATCTCGGTGATGGATCCTTCGTTCTCGCCAGCGACAGCCTCCAACGTCATCAGGCGAAGGGCGTGCAGGTCCGTGGCTTCCAGCAAATCCGCCACTTTCGTCGCACTGTCGGCCGAGGACGCCTCGACCGCAACCAGCCGTGAGGCGTGATCGGCGACCGCGTTGTCCAGGATCTGGATCTGACTGGAATGCGTGGCGTTGTCCGCTTCGACCGTCTGGAGCCGGCTGGCGTGGTCTGCGGTGGCGGTCTCCAGCGTGGAAATCTTCGTCGCGCTCGTGGCCGCCGACACCTCGACAGCATTCAGCCGCGTGACGTTGGACGCGGTGATCAACTCCACCGTGGTCATGCGGGCCGACAGGTCGCTCACGACCTCGCCCAGGCTGGTGTAGTTGCCCACCACCTCCCAATAGGTCGGATCGGTCGGGGCGTTGCCCGTGGTCGCGCCCAGCGCCCTGTACAGCTTGCCGCTGTAGGTGACCAGGTCGCCCTCGGCGTAGGTGGTCGTGCTGCTGTATTCGGCGATCCCGAGGATGCCGGCGACCTCGGCCGTGAGCGCGTCGATGCGGGCGTCCAGGGCGTCGCGCGTCAGTTCGATCGCGGCGTCGCGGTCGGCGGACTCCTGCACCAGCGCATCGGCTCGATTCTGGACCTCGGCTGCGATGGCGGCGTTCGCCGCTTGGACATCGGCCGCGACCTGTGCCACAGCCTGAGTTCTCGCATTGACCTCGTCCGCGAGGTCGGATGCAAGGCCCGATACCGCCGCAGCTCGGGCCTGGGCCTCGGCCGCAATGGCAGATGCGTTCGCCGTGATGTCGTTGGCCTGCGCCTGGAGATCGTCTACAACTGCCTGGACCGCCGCTTGTCGGGCGGCGGCCTCGGCGGCCAGGTCGCTCTCCAGGTCCTGCGCAAGTTGCAGGCGTGCGGCCGCTTCAGCCTGGATCTCGGCAATCCGTGCGGTGGCTTCGTCCGCGATCGCCATGGCGTTCGAGGCGATCTGGCCGGCGTGAACCTGTAGCGTCGCGACGACCTCCGCCACCGCCTGCACGCGTGCAGCGACCTCCGCTGCGATAGCGGCCGCGTTGGCGTCGATGTCGTCGGCCAGGCCCTGGACGGCAGCCGCCCGGGCGGCTGCCTCGGCCGCGATCGCATTGGCATTGGCGACGATCAGGTTGATGGGCGCGTCAAGGTCGGCCACCTGCTGCTCGTACTGCGCCATCCGCGCTCGGCCCTCTTCCAGCAGCGCGTCCCGGGCGTTCTCCTCCACCTCCCGGATTTCGTCCGCGCGCTGCTCGATCTGCGCGCCTTGGGCCAGCAGTTCGAGCTGCATCGGCTGGATCTGATCGATCTCGGCCAGCAGCGTCTGCCCCAGCTCGGTTCGCCCAATCTGCCCGGCGAGGCCCGGCAGGATTTCCGAGGCGTCCGCCAGGGTCACACCCCGCACGCCCGCGCCAGCCGGGTACCAGGGGCCGATATTCCCCGAGCGATCGACCAGACGCGCCCAGAAGAACAGCTCGACGCCGAACGCGAGCCCCATGAGCCGGTGGGTGGCCTGCGGCCAAGCGAAATCCGACAACTTGACGGCCGCTGCCCGATCCGGCGTCGGGCCGTACCAGATTTCCGTGCGCCCGATATCCATCAGGCCGGCCGGGAACGTCCAGGCGAGCGCAATCCCCTGGGTCAGGGAGGACGTGGTGAGGCCCGTGATGGCTGGCGGCGGCTGCACCTTGCCGGCGACCTGGTGCCAATCCGAATAGGACCAGCGCCCACGCACGCCGATCCGGGTCATGCCCCGCGCTCGCACGCGATACGGCATGCCCGTACGGACCGGAAACAGGTAGGCCTGGGTATCCCCGCCGTCAACGATCACGTCGATAACGGGGTCTTCCTGGTCCTGGACCAATGCCTGGACCTGGATACGGCCACCCTCGGCCAGCGGCGCATACGTAATCGGGTTCCAGTCAGCCAGCAGCCGCGGCATGACGGTGCCGTCTGCCTGAACCAGCGTCGTAGCGTCGCCGGACGTCAGCCGGATTTCCCCGATCTCCGGGACGAAGAATGGATCTGGGAGATTCGTGTTCGGCGCCGGATCCAGCACCGTCGCCTCGCCCATGTTCCAGTCCCAGATCGAAGATGCGGTCTCCTTGAACGTGAGGCGGACACCTTTCTCGATCGAGAAATTGCGATCGACGACCACGAACTCCTTGTGGTCCCAGCCGTACCGCGCAATCGTCAGCGTGAACGTGTCGCCAGGCTGGAGGCGGTACGCGCGCATGCTGAACGGCATCGCGCTTCTCAGCGCCTGCCGATGGTCCTCCAGCATGATCTTCGCCAAACGCTGGGCCGCGACGACATCGGTGGTCAGCGGGAACTGGACATCCGTTTCGATCCGCTCCCCGTTGTCCTCGGCCTCGTAGACGGCATTGGTGACGATGGGGAAATCCGTGGCTTGCCACGACTTGTCCGGGGCGATGTACGCGCCCTTGACCGCGTTGAACAGGTCCTTGCGCTCGGTACGAGACTGGATGGAGATCGGCTCGACGTCCGTCAGGTCGTCCGCCGTCAGGTGCAGCACCGGCAGTTGGTAGGCCCCGGCATGGAGCCTCCACATGCCTTGCGAGTAGACGGCCATGCCGGCCATCGCGCCCATGATCATGCCGAGGTTTTCGAGGCGATCCCCCTCGGTCGAGAGCACGCCGTCGGCCTGATATCGCGGCTGGGATCCCCCCTCGATCGCCACCTGCTCATCGCAGGCATTCGCCGCCGTGATGGCGGCCGCCATGTCGATCTCCCACGGCTGGCAGTTGAACCCGAGCGGGTCCATCAGATAGTCGAGCGCGTGCAGGGCGGCATTGCGGGTGAAGACAATCTGCCCCGTACGCGGGTCGTAGCAGCGCTTTCCCCGGACGACCACAGCGACGTTCGGAATGCCCGAGGGAAACAGATCCTCGTCGTACCGCAACTGCACCCACAGGTACGGCACGCCGCGCCCGCGATGCTCGGCGGTCCACTGGCCGTCCGAGACGTCGATCAGCTCTGGAATAGCCGTCTGGTCGGGACTGCCCAGGCGGGAGACGACACGAACGATGGCGTCGATGGACTGTTCGTTGTACTGGAGCTGGTAGGTACCCCCCAGCATCGACTCGTTCGTTTTGACCGTGATGGTCTTTCCCGCGATCGACTCGATCTCCAACGGAATCGGGCCGTCTTCGCTACCGCCGCCACCGGGATACCCAGCCCAAACGGTCCCATCGGCCGGCACATGATCAATCTCGATGGCCTGCGTCGGTGTGGTCGACACCGTGAACTGGACGAAGCGACGCGGGCCGGCGCCCGTCTTGAAATACTTCCCGCCCGTGACGTAGCCCGCAGCGTCCAACGGACCAATATCCTCGTCATCGAATCGGATCTGCTCGATGGCGTCGATCTCGTGACCGGCCAGGGCGATGACCAGATCCAGGTACTCTTTCTTGCTGCCGCGCGAGTTAGCCCACACCAGCGGGCAATTGACAACCTGGGTTCGGCCGTAGACCAGGGACCGCGTCGCCATGGGAGAACGCACGACAAGCGTCCGATCCCGCAAACTGGCCTCGTACGCACTACGGGCCGCCTTCTTGGCCTTGTTCTGCTGGTAGAGGCCGACAACGAGCGACGAGCCCAGCGTCAGCGCAGCAGCAGTGATCGCGGAGGCGCCAGCCGCCGAGGCCGCCAAACTGACGGCCAATGGTATTGCTGCTGGCATTCAAACTCTCCACGCTTTCAGCGCGTTGCTCATTGGAAACTGGATCAACCCGTCCACCCCGGGCGCGACGAACACCGCACCGGCGCACAGACCAAGGGATTCACGGCCATCGACCTGATGCAGCACGACATCCCCCCGTCCCGCCATCGTCCAGCGCACCGAGTCCCCCAGGCACCGCGAAGCCAGCGCTTCGCATCCGCCCACCTCCACCAGCAGCTCAGCCGCTTCCTCGGCCGTGCTGTAGCCGCGATAGGGCTGTGCGAAATCGTGACCCGTGATGGCTAGAACCCCGTCCGCGGCGAAGACACAGCAGTCCTGCGAGCCCCATGAAAAAGGGACGCCGTAGCGTCCCTTGATGAATTCGTTGAACCGGGTTACCCAGTCGTCGTACCGCGTCATAGGTAGAATTCCCTGCTCGGCCACACCAGTGGCTTCTCAGCCATGGCCTCCACATATTCGAAGAATCGATCGCCCGGATACCGCGTCTGCTGGTCCGCGTTGTTGTACCGGCGCACGTTGGGTCGCTTGAACGACACAACCCTCGACTCCACTTTCACGTTGATGACAGCGCTGTCTGCTCCGTCCGAAATCGGCATGATGTCCGTCAGGCCGGCCCACTCCAACACGGGTTGACCGACGATCCGACCATCCGCCCAGAACGCCAGGTACAACCTTGCCCACCTGCCCTGGACGTGCTCGCCTAGCGCGATCGCGACGACCTCAGGCGGAACGCCGGACAATGAGAAATTCAGGCCCGTAGCCTCCGCCGCAGAGGTTTCTCGGATCTCGTCGACGGCTCCCACCGCTCCCGCGCCGGTGTAGACCTGCCCGTCCCATTCCACGTTGAATCCGAGGTTTGTCATGTAGACCGTTCCGCTGCGAAACTCCATTTCCAGCAGATAGAAGGCCTCGACGTGATCCGCATTGGTCGCAGCCTCTACGACGGAAGGAAGGTTGCGACTCATATGCGCAAGTCCTCAATTAGTTCAAGCACAGGGGCCCGCAAACGCTTGCCCGGCAACTCGATCCACGACGATTCGTTCTGGCTGGACATAAACACGGCAGTTGGGCGCGCGAGAACCACCGGGGAGCCGTTCGACGGTGCAGCCCGAAGTTCCGGCTCGAATTGGATCGTCGCGCGGCCATTCGCGTCGCTGTCGACCCGCTCGGTCACCATCTTCAGTTCCCCACCGATCCCGATCATGTCTCCCGGAAGCAGCAATCCTGTCGACGACGCGGACCACCCTGCCGTTACCAGCTGGCCGCCGGCTTGCTCCGCTCCAAAGACGTACGGATTACCTAGCGCCGTTCCCCGAGGTGCCGGATGGGCCAGATTCCACACCCTCACGCGGTTTGCCATGCCACGCAGCTTCGCCAAGCCGGCTTTGACAATGCCCGCTTCGGCGGGCGTGAGAACGGTGTTGTCCCAGGAAATCCGCATCTTCCAACGCGTTCCAGGCATACCGATCGTCTGAACCGCGCCAGTCAGCGGGGAGCGGAACGCCCAGGCGTTCGCGACCAACCCCATGGTGACTGTCGCCCCGCCGAATATGGGGTGTTCCGAGTAATCTAGAATTGCCATGGTTCAGATTGCCTAAGCTGCCTTCATGCGGCCGCGGTTCATCAAGTCGTTTACGGCTGCGACTGTCTCCGCCTTCGTTTGCTCTTTGGCGGCCGCCAGGGCTACGAAGACGGAGTCCCGGTCGACCGAGGCGTCAATGGTGTTGTACTGGTGAAGCTCGACGCTCAACGACACCGGCTGGCTTGCACCTCCGAGCATTCGAACGCCGAGGGCGCCGCCGGGCATCTTCGCCAGCGGCACGATCGCCTCTGGCCCGGCCTCGCCCATCTCGCCGATGTCGAACCTGGTAGGTGAGGAAACGATCTTGTTCGAGAACGCGCCCCCTTTCGCAAAGGGGATGACGTTTCCTCGGTCAAAGGCGGCACCTCGGGCAAAGTGCAGCCCGACACCACTGCCGGTGCCTGGCCATGCCGGCATGATCAGACCCGAGCCTCCGCTCGTGGCGGCGCCCCTGCCTCCCCCCCCCAACCCACCGAGCGCGCCAAGGGCAGTGCCCAGCAGAT